CAGCGACTATCTTCGTCCCACCCCATGCACCACGAAGGAGCCAGGGGGCTGAGTACACTATTCCTCTTTGAGTCGCTCCCATCATCCAGCCACTGGTTAAACCTAGGGTAATCAGTCCCCAGGCAATTCGTTCCTTCCAGTTCTTTCTGTAACTCCTGCCAGGAGGCAGGACATATCCTATACCGAACCTAACCAATGGATATAGCCATGCAACCATTCACGTCACCGTCGGCTGAATGACGTAAGACCTTCGAAGGCGCTCGATGTAGCGTAGGTCCGTTTCCTTAGCCAGGAGGACGGGAACAACGACTGCAGTAGGTGGACTTAGAATCTCGTTATCCAGGTCGGGTGCCAATGCGCTTGAGATGTGGAACGCCCGAGTGATATACAGCTTAGAGCCAGCGGTTGCCGAACCGACTCCCCATGTAGATGAACGCGTCTGATTAGGAAGGAAGGGTGAGAGGGCGGCCACTGAGGTGACAGCGCCTATCTGGAATGACCTAGCATTCCCGTAATGGACGTCTTCGAGTTCGTAAGGGGCGCCAACTCGTATGGTACCTGCAACTGACTTCCCTGCCATGAGACCTGGGGGAATCCAATTACCCGATCCGGCAACGACGCCATCGAAGGTCGCATCGGTGATGTATTCCTGAGTGATCAAATCCCAGACTTGTAATGCACCCTGAGGATTGGTCGTCGAGAGATTCCAATCACACCCTTCCTGGAACATGGGATTAACGGTGAAGAGAGTTTGCATCTGCTGGACGATCCCAGAGAGATCGAAATACGCACGGAATACCGCCCAGTAAGTTGGATTACCGTCTGAATCGGTAGCCGTGACGATCGACCATCCTCCGCCTGAACTCGTGAAGTCCGATCCATCAACCCCGATGGTGACAGGCGAAATGAATTGTCGCAATAACCGTTCTTGAACTGTGTCCTCTTTGGCCATTCTACTTCCTCCTGGCTGCCTTGTGGGCTTTCTTAGCCAGTCCTGCGAAGGATGTGCGTGGATGCTTCTTCTTCAAGCGTCTGTATTCCTTCGCATATCGCTTATTGTACGCGCTTGCCTTACGCTTCTTCTTGACTGGTTCGTACGCTCTCCTGGCTGTCTTGCGCACATCGCCCTTCTTCGTGCTCGAAGAGCCTAGGGATTCCCCACAGTTTGGACAGTAGTTGGGCATCAGCCCACCTCAATTGTCACTAGCCGTACTCTGGATCGCAATCGCCATCCAGTCTTTCGTGGAGAGTTTGACTATTCTTGCCTTGATTCTAGCGGTAATTTGCACCTCGTGGTTAGGGGAGAAAGTTATAGTTCCCGATACAGCCCCAACGAGATAGAGAGAATCGTTCACGACCATTCTGGAATCATCGAGTTTACCGAATGAATCAGGATAGAAGTCAGAACCGACACTCTGGGTGTTTGTAGCATCGTTGTAGAGTAGACCGCCAGAAGCAATTAGAGCATTGTCATCGGCACTGATGAGGACCGTCCCTGGGTTTAGATCGGAAAGTTGGAAATCAACTTCAAGTTGATCACCGGCTGCCAGACTCCCGGTAAAGGAATTCTGGTAACTATTGGTTGCGGAATCATAAATCTGGGTCACAAAATCCACAGACTCAATCGCTATGGCTTGTTGATCGCCCACATCCACATATGCTCCTAGATCAATCGTTCCCTGCACCGTTGCGAGAGTTGCGTCAATGTTAACGGCTTCAGTCAGCCAAAAACTGCCGGTCTTGCTTCGTGCCATGCGCGTACGCGGTCGCCTACGGTGTATAAACTACACTACTTGGGCGGAAATGGGCCCTTGGGTCCATTCTGCGCCCTATCTTCTTATCTAACCTCAGTGTGCCAACGCCCAGCACCCGGTAACTGAGGCTTCACGCAAGCCGCACTGAGCAACGTAAGGGAGCCATAGGTTACTTAATCTCGCCTATCCTGATCATGCGTTAGTAGGATTTAATAAGAAGATATACCTCGCCGTTCATATGCCAGTAGTGAGTTTGAACCTGACAGAGCAAGCGTATCGTGCCTACATACAGGTTCCTAGAGGCCGTAGGAGCCAGGTATTCAGTGCGATCATAGAGAAGAGAGACCTAGACCAGAAGATGAGAGGAGCAGGGATACTAGAAGACTTGGGATATACAACAGTCGGAGAGGCAATTCGTACCCTAACGACTAGACTAGAGGTCTCAGCCAAGACGATTGCACAACTGCAGGAGTCTGATTGAATGGACTTCATCGGTATGTGCCTGTTCCGACACAAGAAGTGTCTACACTGTGGACGGAAGTATGAGGGAGACTTTCGTTATTGTAGTCCAAGATTGCGTCGGGTTCGTCGATGGTGGCATGGATGTGAGATTGAATGACGATCTGTCGAGAGCATATCTCAATGGGTTTTGCATTGGCTACAATGTATGCGATACGAAAATGATCTTCAGCCTTGAGCGGCGCACCTGGTATTGCCCAGAGTGCGGAAATCAGGTACGCGTACCCAGGGAACAGCAATCCCTGAACGAATACACACGAAAGTCCTAGACTATCAGAGCCACTTATTCCAGTAGTGCTTGACAATGATGGATGCGTTGCCAGGGACGTTGAAGTAGCCAGGCGTAGGATCGTCTGCACCTTGTGCCCAATACTGGCCACTGCCAGTATAGAAATCTATTACATCTGCCGTAGCTCCTTCGTACACGATGTCTCTCTTCTCTGCCTCGCTGACGATGATTGTCCCGGTCACTGCGCCGATTGCATAACCGGCCCCTAATGAAGCAGCGGCGGTAACTGTCCTTGTGCCAGCGGCGGCTCTGGCCAAAGTAGCTGCATCTACAGCGACTATCTTCGTCCCACCCCATGCACCACGAAGGAGCCAGGGGGCTGAGTACACTATTCCTCTTTGAGTCGCTCCCATCATCCAGCCACTGGTTAAACCTAGGGTAATCAGTCCCCAGGCAATTCGTTCCTTCCAGTTCT